GTGCCGCCGCCTGCTGCGGTGGCGAGTGCGTTCGGGTCGATCGCGCCGGGATCAGGTGCGGCGGCCTGCACCGGCGGTGCCGCCGCGGCCGCGGTGGCGAGTGCGTTCGGGTCGATCGCGCCGGGATCAGGTGCGGCGGCCTGCACCGGCGGTGCCGCCGCGGCTGCGGTGGCGAGTGCGTTCGGGTCGATCGCGCCGGGATCGACGCCGGACGCGATCGCCTGCTGGGAGGCGCGGTTCGCGGCGTCGGTGATCGCCTGCTCGGCCTGCGCGTTGTTGCCCGCCAGCACGGACGAGAGGTTCGAGCCAACCTGGTCGAGGTTCGAGTTAAGACCGCCCGCCGCCTGCGCCAATGCGTTTTGGTAGTCCTGGCCTGCCTGCGTTTCCTGGGTGACGCGGTAGCCGGAGTAGCCGAGATTCTGCGCGTTCAGCTGGTCGTCGAGCGTCTTGAGGTTGCGGTCGCGTGACTGTGCGAGCTGCGCGACCGTCGAGGTGGGGTTCTGGCCGGCGGCGGCGGCGATCGGGTCGCCGGCGCCGAGGACCGACTCGGCGACGCCCTTGTCGCCGTAGGCGAGCAGCAGGTTCTGACGCTGCTTCAACGCCGACGCGTTCGCCTGGTCGTTCGACAAGCCGATCAGCGACTGGATCTGCTGCAAAGCCGGATCGGTGTTCAGGTCGTAGTGGTTGACGGCCGCGGCGGAAGGCGCCGGGCCTGGCGCCAGGACGGGCGCGGGTGCGGGCCCGGGTGCGGCCGAGCCGACGCCTTGCCAGGCGGCCGGTGCGGCTCCGAGCCCGGCTGCGGCCGAGCCGGCTCCGAGCCCGGCTGCCGGTGCGGCTCCGAGCCCGGCGGATGCCGGTGCGGTGAAGAGGCTGCCGCCTGCGCCGGCGGCTTGCGGGTTTGCGGCCAGCGACGCGTCGACCTGCGCCTGCGTGTATCCGGCACCTGAGCCGACGCCGAGCGGGCCGGAGCGGTTGTTCGGAGCGAGCCCGTAGGGGTCCTTCGACGCGGCGGCCAGCGCGAGCTTCGGGGTCGGCGGCGGCTTGAGATAGCTCATGTACCCGGCGGCGGGGATCATTCGGTGGCTCCTTCCGTCGCCGGTTTGGGCGGCTTGTAGGCGAGGTATTCGCGCAGGGTCGTGAGCTGCGCAAGATCGGCTGCCAACGGGGCGACTTCCATGTAGGGACGGCCACCGAGGTAGCGGGCGACGGCCAGCATCACCTCGAGCGGCAGCACGACGAGCTGGTCCCGCGGAAGGTCGTGGATGCTCATGCGAGCCCGACCGTCGTAACGGTTCCGGACGCACCCCGATATTCCAGGGCGCCACCGTGCACGTAGAGCAAGCCGCCTCCGGGCGGGTTGGTCGTCGGCACAGTGCCGGCGTTCGCGAACACCAGCATCCCGTCACCTGCACCGTCGGCGGGAATAGCGCCTGCATGGATATACAGATTGCGGGCACCGAACCCGAAGGGCGTCCTCAGAAAACTCGCGGAGAGGCGAAGGAGGTCCGTGTCGCCGCCGAACGTGATCTTCGAGTTCGCGTCGTCGAGGATGATATTCAGGGTGCGCACCCAGTTCGTCCCGTCGAACCGCAACGTCGAGCCGAGCGACCCGGAGCCGAAGAACGAGGTCAGCGCGTTCACGGCAGCCTGGATCGCGGTGTAGTTGTTGCGATGGTCGGAGGCGACGAGCGAGGCGCCGTCGGCGATGTTCGTCAGGGCGAGCGATGAGGGAACCGGCATCGAGATCTCCTTCTAGGCGAGGTCGAGCGAGGCGTACAGCCAGGTGATCCCGAATAGGCCGAACGCACCCACGGACGGGGCGGTGCCGGCGCCGAGGACGCGTGGCCCTTGCACCGTCGTTGTGGAGCTGCCGGTGAAGAGCAGCGAGAGCTGGCGGCAGATGCCGAGCGAGTAGCGAGGGTCGGTCGACTGGAAGACCGGGATGCCGTAGTAGTCGACGCCGGTGTCGTAGTGCAGGCCGCTGTCGTAGTGCGGCATCACCGATGTGAAGTCGAACGGCGCGGCGTCGCCGCCGCCCGACGCGTAGTCCTTCAGGACGGTGCAGGTGCCGAGGCCGCGGCCCTGCAGCCGGATCTGCCACACCGACGCGAGGAACCCCGTCGACAGCTCGATCCAGCGTGTCTGGAACCGCCACGCGATCGCGGCGCCGTCGTCGGCGCCGCCCGTGTTCAGCTGGTAGGCCTGGCCGGTCGCGGTTGTCGAGCCGCCGTACACGACCTCGCCGGCTCCGGTCGAGGTCGCATAGCACGACATCGCGTCGGAACGCGGCGCAAGCCACGCCTGATCAGGCGAGTATTCGATCGCGAGGTCGTTCGCGCTCGACCCGGCCCGGGTGAGCGAGAAGACCGCCCGGTTCGCTTCCCGACCCGCACACCACAACGCGAGCTGGTTGAGGTTGACCTGCGCCGGATCCCACAACGGCAGAAACTGGTTCGACGCCTCGACCATCCCCGACTGGTCCTCGCGCCACCAGAAGATCCCGCGCTTCGAGATCGTGATCACCTTCGCACCGACACCGACGACAGCGAGCGGCCCGGCGGCGCCGACGGTCGCGTCGACGGTCGTGTACGAGCCCGTTGCGGAGTCGCTGATCCGGTAGACCGACTCGTTCTTGAAGCAGAGCAGCCCCGGCTTGCCGAGGATGTCCTGGCCGGAGCCGATGTGGAGCGCGACGATCGGCTGCTGGTCTTTCTCCCACAGCTTGTTGAAGTCCGTCGCGACCCAGTTCGTCGGGTCGGTCGCGACCGACCACGACACCTTCCCGGACGTCTGGCCGACGAACACCTTGTTCTGCCACACCGCGACACAGGTCCCTTTCGGCGCGTCAGGGTCAGCGACCGCCGTCCACGTGATCGCGTCGGGGCTCGTGAAGAGCCCGTCGGTCGGGTGGCAGGCGACGATCAGCGAGTTCATCTCGCAGAACGTCACGAGCTGCGACGTCGTGAACGTCTTGCGGGCGGTGTTCGTGACGCCGAGGTAGAGCGACGCCCCGGCCTGCGTGACCTTCGCGCTCAAGATCTGCGACCAAAACTGGTTCTGCACCGCGCCACCCGAGAACGGCGTGCCGTTGTCTTTGACGTAGCCGAGCCGTGAGGCGGCACCGCCGCGCTCGTCGAAGGTGATGTTCCACGCGTCGACGCACTCGTTCGCGGCCAGCTCGGACGCCGCATCGCGAATATTCGGGCCCCCAGAAAAGTCCCTGAGTTCGGAGCCGGTCAGGCCACTCGCGCTCTTCGCCACCGAGTCACCTCCACTGGCCGGGCCGGTACGCCCCCATCTGGCCTACCTGGCCACGGATCGCGGTCAGGTAGTTGCGCTGCAAAGCGTTCGAGGCGGCCGTGAAGTCTGCGTCGAAGGCCTGCCACAGCGGAACGTTCGAGAGCTTGAATCCCTCCGCCTTGCCGCCGTGGACGAGCGCCAGGTCGTACCCGTCCGGGAGCCCGGTCAGGTCGGTGTCGTTCACGAGCGCCGGCTTCGCTTTCTCGTAGACGAGCAGACCACTCGAGCCGTCGCCTTGCGGGCCGACGAACAGCTGCGACCCGACGACGGTGAACACCTCCGGTGCGCCGGTCGCGTTGCCGAGGTTCGCGTTGTAGCTGTCGTAGAAGCCGCGCATGTCACGCATCGCCCGCACGATGGCGCCGTTGCCGTCATAGAGCGCGATCGCGGTCTTGAAGTCGACCGGCATCGAGCCGACGAGCTGCGTGTTCACCGTGAAGACGACGGTCGCGGTGCCGAACCGGAACTGCCACTCGCAGAGGTCCCAGAGCCACGCGTGGCGGAAGATGATCCAGTTCTTCACATCGACGCGACGTGACTCGTCGAACGCGTCAGCGAGCACCGCATCTTGAATGTTTTTGAAGGTCATGCTCATGCGCTAAAGTCCCCCTCGATGCCTCGCAAGGCGATGCCAGTGGTCGAGCGGTTCATGGCCTTCGTCGACGACACGGGCGCTTGCTGGGAGTGGCGTGGCTACCGACACCCGACGGGCTACGGGTACTTCGGCTACGGGCGACGCGCTGACGGACACATGCGCAACGCGCGCGCCCATCGGGTGTCGTACGAACTCTTCGTCGGGCCGATCCCGGAAGGACTCAGCATCGACCACCTCTGTGATAACCCGGGCTGTGTCAACCCGGAGCACCTGCGTGCTGTGACGATCACGGTGAACCAATCGCGGCAGCGCCGCCCGAACCGCGAGAAGACGCACTGCAAGCGCAACCACGAACTCAACGAAGCGAACACCTACGTGCGTGCCAACGGCAGCCGCCGTTGCCGCGTCTGCCACCGCGAAGCGCGCGCCGCCGCCTAACGCTGGATGCCTGACTGGGGCTGTGCGTTTTCACGTCGCCAGTACCGCGGCTTCTTCACCGTCGCGAAGGTGACCTGGGTGCGGCCACGCTGGATGACCGGCCGGTGGTCGTCGCGCAACGCCTCGTAGGTGTTGTCGCGGTCCTTCTCGATCTCCGCCAGCCTGCGCGCGTTGTGCTCGTCGACCGACAGCGGCTGGTTACGTGCGCCGAGACGGGCCTGCTGCACCTTCTCGAGCAGCCCACTCGACAGCGGCAACGGCCGCCCCTGCAGATCCATCCAAGTTGCGATCACCGGGGCGTAGTGGTCGCTCACCAGGCAGACGACGACGTAGTAGGGCGGCCGGAACTGCAACGCCAACCGGTCGTCGATCTGCTTGAGGGCACGGCGAAGCCCGGGCTCGTCCTGGACCTCTTCGGCCAAGACGAGCCCGGACTCATGCCTGCGAGTCGTGAGCGACACGCCGCGTCCCTATGCCGCTGCTTACGCGGCTTCGGTCAGCTTGGTGGTGGCGTTCCCGATCGTGCAGAGGTGCGAGGCGTTCTTCACGCCGAGCTGCCAGCGGTCGTACAGCCACGCTTCCTTGATCGTCGCGCGGCCCGTGAACCGCCAGGTGTGGCCGTCGTCGTCGATGAACGACGGGCCGACCTCGTCGCCGTAGAGCTGCGTCGCGTCGTTCCCGACGAGCCGCAGGACGCCGCGGGAGGCGTTCAGGTCGGAGATCAGCGGCACCGGCGCGTCGGTGCCGGTGTAGGTGATCGCCCGCGTGCCGGACTTCATCTCGATCATGTCCGCTTCGGCGTTGTAGAGCACCTGCGACTGCTTCGACTGCTTGTAGAGATCGATGACCTTCTTGTGCCCGATCCCGTACAGGTCGGTGAGGGGGCAGCCTGCTCCGCGGAGGAGGTAGGCGGCGTTGTCGAGGATCTCGTCGGCGAGCGCCGCCGACGCGGCCGGGGTCGCGTCCTGGGCGGCCCACTGCTGGACGGCGGACTGGTCGATCCCCTCGAACGTCGTCGAGTTCGCGACGGCCTGGCCGAGCCCCTGGGCTGCCTTGCCGTACGAGGAGTCGACGTAGATCCCCTCCGCAGCGGTGAACGTGATGTTGCCGGCGTCGCCGTCGGAGGCGACCGCCGCGGTTGCGAACGTGACGGTGCCGGCGGCCTTCTGGATCGACGCGATCTTGCGGCGCCGACCGTTGCCGGGGTTCGCACCGTTCGCGCGGGTCGCGATCGTCACGACACGTCCCGCGGTGAGCTGATCCCACGGCACGTTGACGAGGCCGACGTCGAGCGACGAGCGAGCCGGTGCCGGTCGCCGAGTTGATCTTGATCGAGCAGCGCGTCACCGGTGCCGTGGAGGAAGTCGTTCTCGACGCGCGCCAACCCGCGGTAGGCGGACTCGACGAGCGCCTCGATCGCGTTCATCGCCGACGTCGACCCGTTCCGCGAGTCGCGGTCGGCGTCGAGGGAGATCCCGATCGCCTGGCCGGTGTCGGCGAGGCTGATGACTGCCTTGCCGGTGTCGAACGGCGAGTTCGCGGCGAACGTGCCGCCGTCGAGCATCCCGGACGCACCGGGGACCTCGTTCAGCTGCAACGGCACGCTGATCTGCTTGCCGTGGTAGGTGTCGCGGTCGCCTGAGAGCTCGGCGAGGCCTTTCGTGTAGCGCTGCACGGTCGGGTCGTAGCCGCCCTTGGGGAGGGCGCCCGACATCTGTGCGAGGAGCGGATATTCGATCGCGAACGTGAGCTGCCGAGAGATCATCATCTCGACAAGCCAGTTTTGATACCCGGCGAGGGTGAGGGCGTCAGCCATCTCGGAAGGTTCCTTTCAGGAGGAGGGGCTTGCCGAATGGCGAGCCGGGAACGGACGGGGGTGGTGCTAGAGCGTGCGTGCGGCCTGCAGCTGCGGTGCGTACTTCGCGACGCGTTCCCGCGTCGAGAGCGGCTGGTCGGGGAGCGTCACGAGGCCGCCGCCGGAACCGCCACCTGCGAGGTCGCGTGCGGACACCGGCGATCGCTGCGATGTGCTCGACGTCGCCGGCAGCGCCGCCCGCGATCGCGGTTTGGTAGTCGCGTTCTGCGCGGATGGCACGATCGATCGCGACCTGGGCGGCCCGGTCGGTGTTGCCGTAGACGCGGGCGGCTTCGGGCATGAACTGGGTGCGGACGGCGACCATGACCCGCTGCACCGCGGCGTCGCCGCCTTTGAGGCCGCCGAGCCCGGCGGCGGTGTCGTTGATCGCGGTCGTGAGAAGCTCGTCGTGTCCTGTCTGCGCCGCCTGCGCCGCCTGCGCGTCGATCGGCTGGAAGCGCTCGGCGAGGTTCTGCTCGACGCGCTGGACGACGTTGCTGAGGACGGTCGCGAGGTTGGTGCCGAAGTTTTCGCCGTAGGGGTCGAGGAACTCGTTCAGGTTCAGCTCACCGCCGGCCGCGGCGTCACCGGCAGCCGTCGGCTCGCCAGCGCCCATCTGCTCGAGCAGCTGCTGGAAGCGTGCGTCGGCGATGGCCGCGGCGTCTTCGGCCGTGAGGTATTCCGGCGCGTCGGCCGGGGCGGCTTCCGTTGCGACAGCGGAGGGGTCTGTCTCTCCACCCTCGGCGGCGGGGTCTACTGCGGGGGCGGTAGGTGACGGGTCGTCCCCGGCCGAGGCGCCTGCGGTTGCCGCCGACGACGCGTCGGCGACGGTCTCGAAGTCGAGTAGGTCGAACATGGTTCCTCCTTGAGAGATAGGGGCGGCGACCGGAAGCGGGTGCTACTCGGTCGACGCGGCGACGACGACGATGGCGGTCGCCGGCGCGAGCGACAGCGCGCCGACGTTCACACGGAGGTGCAGCGCCGGCTTGTCAACAACCGACACGATCGACCCGCTCGACAGCGGCGTGGGTCGCGAGGACCGTCCAGTTCGCGTCGTCGAGTGACCCCTCGAGCGTCACCGACCACGACGTCGGCGCGCCACCGACGCCTTTCACCTGGATCGAGTGCTTCGAGAGGACCTTGCCGCCGGGGCCGTGCAGCCGCGCGGCCTGGACGCCGGTGGCGACGATGCCGCCGTAAGCGCGGCTTGTGTTCGTTTCGGGCACGGCTCGCTCAGGCCCCTTCGGCCCGGAACCGGAAGTTGAACGCCGCGAGGTTCGCAGCGTTCGCCACCTCACCCTGCGGCTGGTTCTGCGTGTACGCCGCACCGGCGTTGTCGTACGACACCTTCACTTTCGGGGCGGCTCCGGGCAGCCACTCAGGCGAATACCCAGACGCGTTCTGGATGTCGAGGTCGTCGATGCGGACGAGCCCGACCATTGCCGGGGTGACCGGGACGCCGCCGGTCGCGTAGGCGCCGAGGGAGATCGTGCCGCGCCGAACTTTGCGGGGGAACATCGTGGAGCGCCCGCCGGGTTGCGCGTCGAACGTGACAACAACAGCCATTGAGAAGTCCTTTCGGTTAGGTGCCTAGCGGGCTCAGAGGGGACCGCGCGGCGGGTAGTGCTCGCCGGCTTCGTCCTCGACGATCGGCTGGTCCTTGCGCGAAACCAGGTTTTCCATTGACGGCTCTTGACCGAGCGTCGCTGCGTCGGCTTCGGGGACACCGGCGCGGCGGAGCACTTCGGCGACCGTGGACGGGCCGACCGACTCGCGCAGCGCGAGGCTGACCTTCGGCGCGATGACCTTCTCGGGCATCGTCGGCAGCGACAGCCACAGGTCGCGGGTCTGGTTGAAGTGGTCGATGAAGCGGCCACGCGCGTCCGTCGGGAACGTCGCGAACTGCTTCGACTTGATCACCTTGCCGTGCCGGTCCAAGTGCACCTGGAGGTTCTCGACCAAGGTCGGCTTCAGCGACGCACGGATCAGGATCGCGTGGACGTTCGCGCCGACCTGCAGCTGCTGCCCGGTCTCGGGATCCTGGCCCTGCTGCACCGACGCGATCGCCTGCTGCAGCGCCTCCGGGTTGAGCGGCACCCCGGCCAGAAGCATCTGGTTCTCCCGCAAAGCCTGGTCCTCGTCGAGTGCGACGTCGGAGGCGATGTCCTGGTGGTCTGTGGGGTCGAAGATCCGCAGCGACTTCCGGGTCTCGACAGCCATCTGGATCGTCAGCTCGACGTGCTGCTGCAACCGTTCGAGCGTGCCTGCGTCGCCGGCGACGCGGGCCCGGTCGATCGCCTCGTAATGGATCGGCAGGTGCATCGGGGCAAGGTCGTGGTCGGACGGCTGCGACACGACGCCCTCGTTGAGCATCTGGAAGTTCTCGTACGCGGCAACCTCGGCCTGCGACTCGCTGTCTTGTTCGGGCAGCTTGTGCGAGTCGGCCGCATCCAAAGACTCGGCGTACCAGCGCACCCACTTCTCCCGGTTTGCCGGGTCGCCCGCGAGACCGGATGACTCGGCCGCCTGCCAGATCGCTTGGACCTTCGACAGCTCAGCGGCCTCAGACCGGTCGAGCGCGACACCGTCAGCGACCTTCGCGTGGAAGAAGTCGGGGATGCGGCTCTTACGGAACGTCTGCTCCTGGATCTGGCCCTCGTCGCCGGCGACCATGATCTGCTTCTCCGCAGGCCAGTAGTGGCGGATGTCGTACACGCCGAGCTCTTCCAGCGTGGCGATCTGCTGCTGATGGTCGGTGATGATGTCGGAGCGTTTGTAGTTCTCGTTCTGGTTGAGGAGCTGCAGCTGGGCGTAGGTGTCGACGCCCTGGGGGTTCGCGCCGAGCTTCAACGGCGACAAGGTGGACGCGTGCGACAGGTCGTTGTCGCACGACGCGATCATGGCGTCCATCCACAGGCCCGGGCCGATGCCGCCGAAGAACGACGGCTGCGCCGCGTCGGCGCGCATCTCGATGTTCTCCAGCGGCAACCCGGCCGGGTCGTGGATCAGGTCGCCTTCCTTGGTGAAGACCTTCGGCAGGCCGCGCCAGAGGATCTCGAGCTGCGTCGTCTTGATCTCGTTGATCGTCCGCTGCCCGTCCTTCAGGTTTTCGATGAACGCGCGCGACTGGAATCGGTCGTCGAGGCGCTGCCAGTGGAAGTAGACGATGCCGGTGTGCCAGTCGCCGTTGGGCCTCTGATAGTCGAGCTTCTCGGTGACTTGCAGCAGCCGGTAGCTGTTCCCGGCGAGCACGACGACGCGGCCCTGGGGGTAGCGTTTGCAGGGGCGGTCGTAGCAGGTGTAAAGCCAGACATGATCGCGCAGGCGGGCCTGGTTCGACCCGACGGCGATCCGCTGCCCGGTCGCGATCCCTGCAGCCGAGGCGATGTCGCGGTCCTCCGTCAGACCTGCGGCGGCGTCACCGAACTCGTCCAACACCGTGTCGAGCGGGACGGGGCGGCCGATCGCCTCCCAGGGGAAGTCGTCCTCGTGCGGGATGCCTGGAGGCGTGAAGAGGTGGAACGCCGTCAGCGGTTCGAGGCAGGTGCGGCCCTCGTTGACCACCTGGTAGCGGGGGAGGCTGCCGTCGGTCAGCGTGCCGTTCTGGGCGAGCGATCCGAGCTCGGTCTGGTCGGTGACCGGCTGGCCGTCCTGGCCGACCGGGAGCCTGCCTGCGACGGGGCCTTTGGTCGGGTCGAAGCGCGCGCGGAGCGCGGAGACACCCATCGTCAACGCGTAACCGCGGGCACGCCGCAGCGCTTTCTGCGCGTTCCACTCGTGGTTCCACGCATACTCGACAGCGGAGTTCAGTTCTTTCGCGACCTGCTCGGCCTCGTCGCCGTCCTGCACGGCTTCCAGGTCGAGGCGGTCGTTGCCGATCGACAGCTCGCCCAGCTGGGCGCGCATGTACTCCGTGATCCGGTCAGCGGTGTAGAGGTTGCGGTTCTTGTAGCGCGGGTCGAGCTCCGACAGGTGGCGCATCTGGCCGCTGTGGCGCTCGTGGGGGAGCCACGTGCTGGCCACCCGCGAACGCGAGGTTCGACAGCCAGACCCACTCGAACGGTTTCCGCGCCTCGCGGGCCTGCTCGATCTTCTTTTTCCAGGTCGTGACGATCTGGTCGGTTGACTGCAGCCGCCCCTGCTGGTCGTGGACAACAGCGATCGCCATCGTGCCTCCTAGACGTAGGGCTGTTGTTCGGGCTGCGCCGTCCACTCACGCACGAGCGGTTCCCCGTCGGTCGCCGGGCCCCATTCGTCGGCAGGCGGTGGCGTCCAAGTGCGGCCGGAGAGGTGCAGGATCTGATTCACGAGGAGATCCCGTTCGCGCGCGTGCTGACGGATCAGCGACCGGACGATCCCGGCGAACGCGACCACGACGGCAACGAGCGCAGCGATCAGGAAGAGCGCGACGTAGAGCATCAAAGGCCACTCCGTTCGAGGTGGTGACGGACGAGCCCGAGCAGCTCGGCGTTGTACGGGCGCGGGTACGCGTCGGGGAGCTGCCACAGCCGCGACTCGCAGTCCGGGAACAGCTGCCGCTGCGTCGGGTCGGTGAAGATCACGAGGTCTGCCCAGTCGGCGAGCAGCGTCCGTGTCTCTTCGCTCGTGGTGGTCGCGCCGATCGGGATCGCTTCGTGGCCGCGGTAGCGGAGCTGGTCAGCGATGTGCACCGAGCGGCTCGAGCCGTGGTCGCAGACACAGAGGATCCGCACCGAGCTACGTCCGTGCTCCGGCTGGCAGCCCGACCATGTCGTCGACGTCGGCTCTGGTTAGCCGGTAGTGGCGGCGGGCGTTGTCGAGCTCGTCGAGGTCGAGGAGCGTCGCAACCGTCATGCCGCAGCTGCAAGCGAGGAGACCGGGATGGTTGTCGTTGCCGTCGAGCGTCCAGACGGTGCGTGCGTCGCAGCGGGGGCAGTAGCGGGCCTGCTGCGTCCCTTGCAGCGTCAGCGGTTTCCGTGGTGCGCGTGGCTCGCCCCAGGACGCCCAGCCGTTCTCAGGCATTGGGCCGTCGCTCCCTGCAGCCGAACGCCAGGCACTTGGCGGCGTAGCGGGGGTTCGGGTGGCCGCACATGCAGCGCCAGCCGTTCTTCGGGACGGTGCGGCGGTGCATCCGACGTCCTGCGCCGGTGCCGCCCTGCACGGTCGTGAGCATCAGATCACCGTCCTGATATCTCGATTCTCGTTCCGCTCTAGACGGCCAGCGCGCGCCACACGTCGCCCACGGGCTTGATCTCGCAGGTCTTGCCGTTGAGGTAGTCGCAGATGCCCTGAAAGATCGCGGTCGTGGTGTCAGACCCGGTCGCGCCGGAGGCGACGATGCCGTGGAAACAGAGGATCAGCCAGCCGCCCGAGGTGACACACAAGTCGATCGCGGTCTGGACGTTCGCGAGCGTAATTCCGGCGGTCACTTCGTAGCAGCGGAGCCGCAGCGGCACACCCGGCCTGATGCTTTCGGAGAGCGGATTGCTGTAGAGGGTGCGCCCGGTTGAGAAGTATTTGCCGACCTGCACGTCTGTCGGCGCGAGATGGCCCAGCGGGTAGGCCATGTGGTCGTAGCCACGGAAGCCGTTGTTGAGCAACCAAAGCTTGTTCAGCGCGAAGTCGGATTCCAGGGCGGCAGCCGAAAGCGTGTCGAAGCCCGCGTCGTGGTCTGCGACGGTGTAGGCGTGTGCCGCAACCTCCCAGCCGTACTGACTCTCTAGCGCCTGCAACTGCGCGAGCGTCATCGACCCGCCCCCGCCAACCAGGTCAACGATCGCATACTCGGTTCCCGAGTAGCCGTACTTCGCCATGTACGGCGCGGCAATCGTCCAAGCAGGTGCCTTCGTGTCATCGAAGGTCAGTGAGACAACGCCGTTTGGGAAGGTCGCCGGACGAGGTGTGTATTCGACGCTGCCGATCTCGACCGTGCAAGCGCCCCCACCGCCGCCGTTGTCGGTGACGAGCAGCCGCAGCCCCGTGATCGCCGTGTTGACCGGGGATCCGACAACCGCGACCGACGCGACGTGTTGGTAGGTGAAACGGATCGGGAACCACTCGCCCTGCCGGATCGCGTTCGACGGGGTAGCGGGGAAGGTGCCGTCGTAGATGTTGCCGTTCGCGTAGTTAACGAGGTTGTCTGAGGCCAGATATGCCCGAATGCGCTTCAGGTTCGCGAGGTTCGCGGTCACCTTCACCCAAACGGTGATGTCAACCGCGCTCAGATCCCGTGAGGTCGAGTTGAGGAGCTGCACCCATGAATCCCCGGCCAGCCCGTCCGTGACGACGGCGACGCACTGCGACCCGGAACGGAAATCGCTCGTGTCGTTGAGGTTCCAGGTCCCGCCCGTGCCGCCGTTCGTCCAGCCGTGCCCGGTCTGGAACGCCGTCCAGATCGTCGGCTTCGGCTGACGCTGCCGGGGAATCGCCGGAGGGCTTGCGGAGGCAAGCGAACCGCCGTTAGCGACCGTCACTTCCCACCCGTTCTCAACGAGGGACCAGCCCGGCCCGAAATCGAGCGTCTCAGCATTATCCGACTGCTGATTACCAGCCCTGATCCGCATCAGACCCCCCTTCTACGGAACCGGCAGCGAGGCGACAGGCGCCTCGAGCGCGGTCACCTCGGTCGGCTGCAGCGCCTCGACGACGGTGCCTTCGCGCAACACGACACCGTCGTGGTCAGTAGCGCGTGTCGTCGCCCACTGAGACAGGCACGCGAACGAGCAGAACACGTAGTCGCCTGACCAGTCGTCACGTAGGTCGTCCTGGCCCCACACGATGATCGCCGACAAGGTGACCTTGCGGGCACCGTCGGCGATCTCGTGCGGCGGCAGCGCCGGGTTCTGACAGACGACGCTCACGGACGACTCAGGCCTTTGACGAAGCCACGCGGGAGCGGCCGGTGCTTCGCGACGTACCGCCAGAACCGCGACCTGTGCGTGCGGCCCTCGAACGAGTGCTGGGTGACGGTCGCAGTCACCGACCGTGGCAGGACACGGTTCACGCCGCGACCCCTTCGGCGAGCTTCAACGCATCCTCGAGCGACACGACCTTCGGCTGACCCGCGATCGCGTCGTCGAGCTCGGCCTGCATCTCCGCGACGCGCTCGCGCAGAGCCTGGACCTCGTCCGGCGACATCCAGCCGAGCGAGCGAGCGCGGCTCCCGATCTGCTTCTCGTAGCCGGGATCCTTGACGACGATCTCCCAGCCTTCCAGCGGCGACACGTACACGCGGCCGCCGTTGCGGAGGATCACCTCGGTGTCGATCATGGGGCCGACTGTCGACCCGAGCAGCGAGCACGCGGGCATCAGCGTCGGCCGCTCGACAAGCCGGAACACGGTGCTAGGCCCCTGCGGGCGGCGCGGCCTGCTCGGCCTGGATCGCCTCGAGCTGCGTCTTCAGGTCCACGAGCTCGACCGAGTCAGGGAACGCCGCGATCGCGGCGTCGGCGTCGGCGAGCGCCGCCGTCAGATGTGCGGCCGGGTCGACGGCTGTGCCCGTGGAGGCGACATCGACTGCGGTCTGGGTGTCAGCGACGACGGTGTCGTGGCCGAGGCCGAGCTTGTCCGCGACCTTCTGCATCAGCGACGGGTCAGCGGGCGGCGCGTCGATGATCGTGGGGTCGACCGGAGGCGCCACAGGCTCGACCGGCTGCGTGTTCGAGACGGTCGGGTCGAGGACCGTCGGCGACACGTTCGTGACGTACTCGACGGAGGTGATCTCACCCCACGAGCCGCGCTTGACACCGTTCACGCCGTCCGGGGTCTCGATCGAGATCGACGAGTCCACACCGAACGCGACCGAGATGGTCTCGCCGTTCACGAACGTGAGCTTCAAAGCATCCATGGTTCCTCCTAAACGAGGTCGTAGTTGAGCCGTGACCTGTCGCTAGCGTCACGGCGTTTCATGTACTGGCGGAGCAGCTCCGCACGCGGATCGTTGAGCGGCTCCTCCGGCTCCGTCGACGGGCCCGGCCACGACATCGCGCCGTAGCGGGCAGCCGCATGCGCGTGCCCCCACGGCCCCTCCCACTTCCGTGAGACGGCCTCACCGGGGTGCGGCTCCCCGAGCGTCTCGAGCGGTGCGCCCTGCAGCTGCTCGATCAGGTGCGTGCACGCCCGGGTGATGAACCAGCGAGGCGCACCGAGCTCGCCGTGGCGCGGATGCCAATCGGGGAACGCATGCGCCGGGTCGGGGCGCAGCAGCTGTGCGAGGCGGACGTAGCCGGCGACGCGGTCGTTGTTTGCCTTCAGCAGCGATACACCGACGCGGCTGAACTCGTCCGCGAACGACGGCGGCCGGCCCCACTTCGTCGCCGGTCCTGCCGCGAACGCGGCCGGGTCGGCGTAGGCGACCGGCCTGGCAGGCTCAGGCCACCAGACGGTTCGGGCGGCCTGCAGGAGCGGGATGACGTCGGAGGGCAGGTGCGGCACCGGTTCGTCGACGTAGAGCTCGTCGGCGGTGACGTGGTTGCCGTCGTAGTCGACGGCCCAGTGCAACCAGCAGCACGGGTTCGTCGTGCCCGGGTCGACGGACTCGAACCGCTCCCACGGTTCCGGGATGTCGAACGGATCGATCACGTGCAGGTGCGGGTTGAAGTCGGGGTAGGCGGCACCCTCGAACGCACCCCAGTCGCCGTCGAGGAGCTGGCGGCGGAGGATCTCGCCGAGGTGCGACAGCGACTCGCTGTAGTCGACGACGTCGAGGCCGGGGTTGTCGGAGACGCGGGCGGGGATGAACACCGAGCCGTGCTCGCGGGTGTCTGCCTCGACGAAGCGTTGCTTGACCCACTGGTGACCGACACCGCCGGGGTTCGCGGTCGAGCGGATCTGCACCGTCACGCCGGCGCGCTCGAGCGTCTTCTCACGTCGGGCCCGGGAGAACGCGATGTACTCGTACATCGTCGGTGTGAACTGCGTCAGTTCGTCGAAGCCGACGAGCTGGTAGGCGCCGCCCTGGTAGTCGTAGATCGACCCCTCGTCCTGCACGTGGCCGAACCGGATGATCGCGCCGGCCGGGAACGACCACTCCGACCTTGAGCCGTTCCAGATCGCGTCGGTGTTGCCGAGCCACAGCTGCGAGAGCGGGATCAACATCCCTGGCTGCGACAGCTGCGGGAACGACCGGCGCAGCAGCAGCGCCGCGTACCCCGGCGTGTCGACGTGGCGGAGCGCGGCCATCAGCAGCGCGGCGGACTTGCCGCCGCCGGCGGCGCCACCGTAGAACGCCTCGCGCTCCTCGAGGATCAGGAAGAGCGCTTGCTGGTCACTGATCGATGGGAGGATCGGGCAGTAGCGGCGAAGCGGCGGGAAGAGCTCGCCGATCAGTTCCGACGTCGAGTCGTTCTTGACTGCCCGCAACGCCGAGCGAAGCGGCGAGGGCGAGGACGCCTGAGACGGTTGAGACGCGTCCACCATCGACCTCCACACGGACAGGGCCGCCGTCGGGACCGGCGAGGTTCACGTCGAGCTGGTTGCGCGCCTCGGGAAGCTTCATCTGCGCGAGCGCGACGAGGCAGCGGTCGGAGTACTCGAGTTTCGTACCGACACGATCGCCGTTGTGCCACACGTCGACCTCGACGCCGTCGATGCCGCGCCGGTAGAGCGCGGTGCGGATCACGTCGTTGCGTACCGCGTCGATGTCGGCCTTCAGCTGACGCTCGATCGCGTCCTTGATCTGCCGACGCGTGCCGGGAACGCCGAGCTCGCGGAGCGTGGCGACGTGACCGGCGCCGGGGTTCGCCGCGAGCAGGTCGAGGAACATCTCGCACACCGCCGGACTCAGCGTGACGTGCTCGCCAGGCTCGGCCTGCGTGATCGTCATGCGCGCGCTCCTACGGTGTCAGGGCTACGAAAAGATGATCGGCGCGTGCTTGCCGCAGCCGTCGCAGACGATCGTCGCGCGGCCATTCGCGCGCTCGACGTGGTTGCCGAACGCGCCGCAACGCAAGCACGGATCGGCCTTCGGCCACTGATGCCCGGAGCGAGGAAGGATCCTCAGCGGGTAGGCGATTCCGACCTCAATCAGCTTGGTCATGCCGCTCGCGCCTCGTCCTTCGCGGCCAGCAGGGCTCGTGCTGAGACGCCGAGCGCGTCGAACATGCTCAGCACCGCACCCGGGTCGAACCGTGACTGGGTGCACGCTTCGCGCCAGCCGACACCCTGTGCGAGGAGCCGCACGAACTCGTCGCGGCGAGCGATCGTTGTCGTCGAGTGCGGCCGTGCCATCAGCTCACCGCCTGGTCGAGGGCGCAGTTGTGGATCAAGCGAGTTGCGCGCGTCAACCCGTTACCGGGGATGCACGGGTCGGATGGTAGCGGCCCGTACAGACGAAGGCAAGCGGGTGTTGCAGATCCGGTTGACCTGCGACGGCGACAGGCCATGCTGGCGGGCGACCCACTGCACCGGGCGGTCCTCGGTGACGACCTGGCGGCGGATCAGCTCGTCGCGCTGCTTGAGCGCGTGCGCGTTCATCGAGTGCCCGTTCGCGGGCGCAGGCTCGGCGGGAGCGGGGGCGGGGGCGCGGATCGGGTCGGGCATCCAGCCGTCGAGCAGCTCGAGTCCTTGCGCAGATGTTGCTGCGACTCCGGGCCAGCCGTCATGCAACCTTTCGAGCGCGAGCTCGAGGGCGCGATAGTCGAAGCGCGCGAACATCCTCGCCCGTTCGATCTCCCACGGCTCCGGGTGCAGGTTCGCGTCGGCGAGCTCGTCCGCGGCGGTCGGCCACGGTGGTCGCAGCTGCGCCTCGAGGCGGCCCATCGTGGCGGTGAACTCGAGCTCGCGTTGCGCGGCGGCGCCGGCGAGGCCGTACGGGGTGACCTGGTTGACCTGATAGGGGTCCCGCCGGCGCCGCTCGACCTGGTAGCCACGACCGCCGCACGTCTCGCAGCCGACACGCGCAGGCTGCTCGCCGAAGCAGTCGGGGCAGGTGACGTGCGCGTCGACGCCATGCGCGAACCCCGGCGTCGTGTGGGCGCGACGCACCTGTTCGGGCAGGTGGTCGTAGCGGGTCTCGAGCAGCACCAGGATCTGGGCGTGACGGTCAGCCATGCGCGCTCCGCCCGTCACCGTCGTAGAAGACCTCGTGCTCATCGAGTGACGGCTCCTGGTCGACGCTGGCTTGCGCGCGCGTGTGCGAGGCGACCAACGCATCCGCGGCCGTCCAGTGCTCGGGTAGCGGGCCGCCGTGGAGCTGGTGGAGATGTTCGGCGAGGGTGCGTGGCCCGGAGCGTTTGATGCCGCAGTTCGGGCAGGTGAGGTCGGCTGGTGTTGGGAGGTCGAGGCCGGAGACGAACGAGCGGAGGCTGACGAGTTTGGCGGCGTCGGCGCGGTTGTTCATCTGGAGTTCGTCGAGTAGCTGCCAGATCTCGTGGCGTTCGCTCATGGGATGTGCTCCTGCAGGTAGGCGGGGTTGATCTTCAGTGGTGTGAGATCCGAGGGCTGTTCGCGGATGTCGAGTGACGGCTCGTCGTCGAGGAGCGGCTCGTCGTCTGGTCTAGGTGTGGTTACAGCCCTAGGTTCTTGATCGTGATCGTGATCTCGCGGAGGCGTAGGCGCGCGCCCGCGAGGACCGTCACGCTCTGTGTCACGCGTTACGTCACGCGTTACGTCACGCGGGACGTCACGCGTTACTGTCACGCCGCCGTCACGCTGTGGATGAGTCTGTTGACGAACACGGTCTCGATGTCTGCGCTGCCGTTCGCGAGCCTGCTTGCGGCGCTCCTCCACAGCGTCGTCACGCTTCTGGTTGTGCTCTTGCCAGTCGTGCACCCAGAGCCCGTCCGCCTCGCTGTCCCACAGCCGGAGGCGGACGAGCTCGCCGACGTAGCGCTTCGGGATGCTGAGCGCCCTGACTGCCTCGGCGAGCCGCCCTTCGGTGCCGTGCGCGGAGCAGTAGCAGAGCGCGAGTGCCCAGAACCGAAACGCCTGCGGCGTTGCGCGGATGATCTTCGGGTGGTCGCGGATGCGATCGTCGAGCCAAGCCATAACGGGAGCGGACGCCGGTGTGGTCGTCTAAGCGTTTGCCTCCGTGACCCATTCGGCACCTGCCGGCTTGCGCAGGCTCTGCACCTTCACGGTCTTCTGGCCGATGACGACGTCGAGGTCGCCGTCACGGTCGGTCGCTCCCTTCGCACCGGTGCTGTTGCAGCGTCCTTCGATCAGCGGCTGAACGTCTCGGCCGAAGCGGAGGTCGTTGTAGACCTTCACGTCGGCGGGGTCTGAGCGGTCGAGGTGGATCTCGCCGGTGAGCTTGATGACGATGCGGTCGATAGAGACGCCGTCGACCTTCGGGATCTGCATGTCCTCGCGCTCATAGGCGGAGCGGTCGAGGATCGCGGTCTGGCCGCCCTCGTCGACGATCGGCTCGTCGGGCTCCGGGTCGTTGTCGAAGTCGACGTCGCCGGGCGGGTTGCCTTCGTGGGCTTCCTGTTCTTCGCGTACCTGGCGCTCGAGTGCGGTCTCGGTGCTGGTGGTCATGCTGGTGCTCCTTCCGGGTCGGTGGCGGGCGCGATCGCGATCACCGCGCGCGGGGTGCCGTACAACTTGCGGGCTGAGATGCGGACGAACTGGCTGTCGTCACGCACGACGATTCCGGTGACGGCGTCGCCGATCGCGCGCAGCAGCTTGTCGGTGTCGGGCTTCGTCGTGCAGTAGCCGGGGGCGTTGTCCTTGAGTTCGCCGGCGTGGCGGCCGGTGCGGTAGTGGGCTTTGGGCCTTGGGAAGTAGAGGAACGCGACGCGACTCGAGCGGCCCGTCGAGCGGCTGCAGGCCGTTCATCGCGTCGGTTGCGTCGGCGGCGACGGCGCCGCGCCACGGCTTCGTGTTCGGGTTGTCTTCGCGCATGCCCCACTTGGTGCGGGTCTTCGACCCTTGCGGGGCGGGGATGCCTGCGACGGTGAACGCGACGACGCTCACTTGGCTTTCCTCGCCGCGGGCAGCTCGGAGAGAGCGCCGCGAAACTTGAGCTCGAGGCTGCGCTCTTCGTGGTTCGGCTCCTCGGTCGCGGAGAACCACTCGACGGCGCGCTCGAGCTCGGCGCGCGTCAGCGGGACGGCCACATAGTCGGGATCGCCTAGCTCGAGGGCCCTCACGCGCGCCCGCCAACGTCAGGCTCGCGCTCATGCGAGAGCACTACTTCCCCGTCAACCCAAGCCTCGCTGTTCACGTCGAGGTCGGTCGGATCGCCAGGCACGGCGCTCGCGTAGACGTTCGGCCAGCTCGATCCGTCGGACGCTTTGAAGCTCGTGCAGTCGCAGCCGTTGACGCGGCAGCCTTTCCAGACCTGGTTGCCGTCCATGTTGACGCGGCCGTGGGTGTAGATCGGG